TTTGTACCAGCAACACCCATACCAAGAACATCAGTAAGGACTCCTGTTCCTGGAATAATTACTTTATTAGCACCAACACCAAAGCGTATTCCACCCTGAACACCAAGAACTTCTTGAGCAGGTGTTTTAACTCCTCTAATAATATCGCCTAAAGAACCAGTAAGACCAGCGTAACCATCTTTAGCAACCTTAGCAATAACATCATCTGTCAATGCAGCAACAGCTGCGTTTGCATAATCAAGAACCTCACCAGGAGCAGCCACGGCGATATCATCTAATGCTTTCTGGCGAATCTCACGAATAGAATTAGCCAAAGCTTCCTTACCAGTTCTTCCATACAATCTTGCAGCCGATCTTGCCGAAGTCTTAGCATTTTGTTTAGCAAGTTCTTTCGCAGCAGCTTTTGCAACAGCAGCAGCTCGTTTTGCTGCTGTTTTTGCTGCTGCGTCTGCGGCTATTGCTGCGGTTACATCTGCAGCTGCTTTTGCTGCTTTATCTGCGGCTGCTGTAGCTGCTTCTTCTGCTAATCTTATACTGTTTGTTATATCAGGAACCGCGCCTTTAACAGCTGCGTTCTTTAGTATTATTTCTGGTGTAAGCTTTGCTGCATACTCTGCTGCTTCTTTTGCTTCTGCAGCTGCAATTTTTGCAGCATCTATAGCACCAGGAGTACGAAGAGAAAGTGCTTTACGGGCTGCTTCTCTAGACGCTAATTCAGCTGCTTCTTTAGCGCCAATTGCAGTTCCTCTTGCAACTTCTGCCGCCAACGCAGCCTTTGATACTTCTGCAGATGCTCTAAATACACCCCTGCCAGCCGCAGTTTTAGCAATACCACCTGGACCAGTCAACCAAGTAACTGGATCTAAAAGCACTTCAGCAAAAAATCCTAATGTCTGATTAATATATGGATTTTTAATATCAGCAAATGCATCACCACCTCTAAATTCCTGTCCTTTTTCACCAATACCAAGACTGCCAGCAAATGTTTGATTTACCCAATCTGACGGACTAAATCCACCACCACCAAACTTATATGTTTCACCAGTCTTAGGATTAATTGCATTGCCTCTGGCTCGGTTGCCTGTCAAGGCAGCACCTTCATCACCAATTTCTTTTAATGTAGAAAGAACAAATTTCTTACCAAAATCTAATACAGTAAGTGGACCCTCAATGGTCTTTAATAACGATAAACCAGCTTTACCAAGTGCAGGACCTGCAACTTGACCTAAGTTCTTATCAGTACCAAAAATACCCAATGGAATGTCAGTAACATCAAGAACATCTGGAACAATCCCAGTGCCAACTTTCTTAAGGAAACCACCAACAGCCTTGGCAGGTCCAATAAAACCACGATTAGGGTTTTGACCTCCACCCGCAATATCTGAAACAATTGCAGGGTCAACTCCACCACGAAGAGCTGTAATTTGTTGATCAGATAATGCTCGCCTTGCTTGAGTCAAACTTGGATCCAAAGTTGGACCAACAAAGTTTTTCCCAGAAACAGGAGCAGTTGATCTGGGGTCAAACAAAGGTGGTTCTAGTGTTAGTGTACTTTTCGGGTTTACCGAAGGACCAGCAATAGTTGTAGTTGTTGCATTAGGGTCAAACAAAGGCGGTTCTGGTACGAGTGTACGCTTAGTTGCTTTAATCTTTGCAGCAGCCATAGTTACTTCTGATACTTAAGATTAAATCTGCGTTGTTGCTCGTCTTTATTTGGTGTAAGACCTTTCCCTGCTACTTTTTTTACAATTGCGTCTATTGCGATACCACCAGCTTGAGATGCACCTGCACGATTAGGGTCATCTCTAAAAGAAGCGTTTGCTTTTGTAAAATAATCTTTAACACCAGGAATTGTGTCTACACCAATTGTTCCTTTTTTTAAATTAGTTGAGTAACCGTAAGTCAATTTTGGGTCAGGCAAGCCGTACTTGTAGTTTTGATCTTTGTTTAAGAATGTTTCTGTTGTTTTTAAAAAGTTTTCATTTGCATTATTATATTCAGTAAGATAGTTACTAGCTAATTTAATTCCTTCCTCAGGCTTTAATTGACCTAAAAACCCAGGAAAGTTTTTTTCAAAGTTTGGATCAAGAAGTGTATCTTGTAGGTATCCTAAACTTGCACCTAAATCAATGTTTTTTATAATCCATTGTTCTAATTGCGTTCCATTCTTTTTAGCAAGAGAATAGCCAGGAGCAGTTGTATCAAATGCTCTTATTTTAAGAGTTTCTGATTTGCCAGGATAAACAAAATTAAAGTAATCTTCAAACCCCTCATCTAAGTAAGTAGGTGGTCTAAATGCATCAGGAAACATTGCTCTGGAAGCAGCGTCTAGTTGCAAGTCAAATGCATCATCAACATCAGTAGGCTTAAGATTAGCGCCAGGTAATGTTTTCTGAAATTGCATAGCAAACTGGTTTGCCTTCTGTGGAGAAGCCCCAGCTGCTATTAATCTTCTTACAATTTGATTAGCCATTTAAACCTCTATGAATTTCTTTTTAATATTCCAGCAGCAAGTTGTGGGAATGCTTTAGCAACTGCTGCTGCTGATGCGTTTGGTTTTGAAGAAATAAAAGCATTAATTTTATTTTGTAGTACAGTGTTTGATGCCTTAATTGGAACTGCTGCTAATTGCTGAACTGCCGTAAGTTTCCCACCTCCACTGCCTTGTCCTGGTGGTGGACCGAATGCAGGGTCAAATCCAGCTGGTGGTTGTTGTAGCGGTAAGCAATTTCCATTAGCATCCCTTCCTGCACCTCCAGGGCATGCACCAGTTACTGGGTCAGGCTTAACTGGCACTACTGGAAGAGTAACAAGCCCAGTACCATACAATCCAGCCAGTGCATTTTGAATAGCAGTCTCTTGTGCTGTCTGTGCTTGCTGTGCAGCAATACGGGCATTTGAAATCTGTGTAGCAAGAGCGTTCAATGCAGAAAGTTGCTCTGATTCAACATTTGCCCTACCAGAGCCATATATTGATTGCAGTTGTGAACCAGCCAAAGCACGAGCCATCTGCTCTTCTGATAAACGAGATGCTTGACCAGATGCTTCTGATCCTTGTAAAACATTCAACAGTTGGTTAAAAGCATTTGCTCCCCCAGTTGCTTGAGCATTTACTTGACCAAGTGATGCATCAACAGCACCAGCTGGAGTTCCCATAGCCTGCATATAGTTAGCTAAAGTATTTTGAGTAACAGTAGGAGCTGCTTGCGCTGCGTTTGCATAAGCATTTGCAGGATTAGCTGTCAAATAGTTACGAAGAGTATCATAACCTTGAGTTGTATATCCTTGACCTGTTGACAATGCTCCAGCCAATCTTTCAAGAAGATTAGTTGCTGTTGTATTTATATAATTTCTACCCGAAGTTTCTTGGGCTCCGATCTCTCCAGTAATACTGGCAGGAACACCTTTACCAAGCAATCCTCTAAGATATGTTTCTTGAGCCTGTGCTCCTTGCGTTTGACGAAGCACTGCGGCAGCAGCGGCATCCTGCTCCGCTTGAAATTTCTTAGCATTGGTTTGTGCATTAAGCAAAGAACCTGCACCACTTGTACCAGATGAACTTCCATCAGTTGTATAAGTGTATCCTGAACCAGTTGCACCTGTTGACCCATCGTCATCATTAAGACCCAGAGGGTCGTTGGGATTATACTTTCTTGGTCCGCCAATCATTGAATTTGGTTTATTTGAATAACTTACTACGCCTATTGCCATTTGTTACCTCAGTTGTAAGAGCGCTCTGGCATCTTCTGCCATTTGCCTTGCTTTCCTAGCTTCTATATCTTGTTCACCTAATCTTAAATTAGATTCAAGATTTCTTTGATTAAGATCAAATCCTCTATTAGCAGTATCTATATCTTGCTGAGCGTAACCCAGTTGCCTTGCTCTTTCCTGACCATACTGACTCAACGCTCTATTATAAACACCCGACTGAACACCCTGACCTTTCAATCCCCTTTGTGCATAACTAGAGGTTAACTTAGGAACCTGCCCTAAACCACCAGAAGGGGTAGTGCCAAAAGCTTGTGCGCTTAGGCTATCAAACGCTCTTGTGTTTTTTTGATTCTGTAAAAACTGCTGGTACGCATTTAAAGAAGCCTGCTGACTATAGTTCGCAAGCAGTTCTCTTCTTAGTTGTTCGTATACGCTGGGGTCAAATGCCATTTAAGTTCCTATTATTACTGTAATTCATTACCTATGTTGGATTTTAATGATTTTTGGTGATTTTTGTACTTATCACCATTGCTATGCTCACCTTTAAAGTACCTTCTTCCAATAGCATGGAATTTAGGAGGGTCTATATTTGCTCTTTCAAAACCCATTTGGTTAGATTCTGCTACTTCTAGAGTATGTTGTTCTATACTAAATATATCACGGATATCTTTTAGCCCATATTTCTCAACAGTTCCACGCTGAATTGGAATAAAAGCACTCAAAGGATCACCAATATTAACTGTAATGCAAGTATTGGGGCGTGTAACTTTTAAATTAAAGGTAAAATCTCTTCTAATATTATCAGTCTCCACTACCCCAGTCATAGAGGAAATGCCATCAATAAAATAATTAGGAGGTTGTAATGTCATCAAATTGATCCCTGGTGCTGTTTTAAGAGCAAACCTGTGTTGCACAGTAATTACCCCATATTTAAAATGATCAGATATGATTTGCTTTGTATCATCTAATCCATCTATAAAATGTATTTTCACTCCAGAACTTCCTCCAGCCCACTCAACCACAAAGCTTCTTGCCGATCTAACTACAAAACCGTATTGATTACCTGTCACCAATGGTAAACAAAAATAGAAGTGTTCATTAAACCATTCCCTTTTAGATTGCCCAAGAAGTGGTTCCATAACTTCTGTATAATATGATTCCCCTCCAACCACATGAGGCACAACCACAATATGGTTATCTGGAACCTCATTGCCAAGAGTATTAATGTAGGCAGTCATAAGAAGCCTTCCCCATTTCTTTTGTCCAGAAACTAGCAATTGTATAACGAGTACCATTTTCTACGGTTGTAACCCCGTGTTCGTATTCCTTTGAACCAGGATGGACTGCTATTGCACCAGTTTTTGGTTTTATAGTAAGTTCTTTATTTGCATAAAAAGTATTACCACCATCAAAATTATCATTAAGATAAATGATTGAACCATAATCTCTGTGTTCTAAATCTTCACAAGCATCCATATGAACTGGTTGAGATAGCCCATCTGTCCACCTTATTAAGTCAATAGTATCACAATAAACATAATCAATACCATAACACTTTTTAATATACTCTCTTACTTCATCAAGAATCATATCCGCCAATGGTTTTCCTAATTTGCTTAAAGGAATTGTTCTTCCTGACCAAAACTCAAATTTACTAGCCTTATTCCAATCGTCTGTATCAATTGCATAATTTACAATATCACTACATATTTCTTTAGATAAAAAAGACTGTTGAACATTAATCATATTTACCACTTAGCAATTGGGCATCTAGCATTTCTAAGCTTAACTTTAACTTTCATTATGCAACCGCATTGCTTACATTGACTAGTTAATTTAATAAACTCTGGACAATCTTGACATATAGAATAACGAGACTTCTCAAGATCCTCATCAGAAAACTCTGTAGTTGGATTAAGAAAATCCCAGGGTCTAGTAACGCCTTGGTTCTTTTTAAATTCCTTCCAAGAAGACATTACTTTTCCCAATCTTCAAGAGCTGAAACAAATTCGGTTCCATTCCAAACCATACCCAAATGCAAAGTTTTTTGTTGTTCTTTGCTTATTGGAATAATTGTTGGATTTGATTCCATCCCCGCAATGAGTGCTGGCATTGAATAAGCAACACCTAATGTGCCTGCATATTCTCCATCAACAACACACGCAAAGTATTCAAATTGCATTTCTGTTTCCTTCATGTTTCCTCCGTAATTTTTATTCCGAAAAACAACCAGTTCCTATGGTGCCCCATGCACCAAACTCTGTAAATGCTGGACAAGAACAAACTTCTGGACTGCAAAATCCACCACAGCCAGTTCCAGAACTTCCACTGCCACCGCAGGAACCATCATATTGAACTCCGTAACGGGCTTGAGTTCTTGCTCCAGCTGGAGGAAAGATGCAACGGGTTTCCGATACAGCAACCCCCACACAACAAACACAGGTTGTGTAAGTAGGCGGAGCAATGTAACCACATGCTTCGCTATTAACCTCAACTGGTCCTTGGGAGAATGTTCCACAAGAACCGTTTGCATACGAATCGTATAAATCATAACCCGAACAAAACTGTCCCAAGAAGGTTCCGTATGCATCACATGCTGGAGGTGGTGGAACTGGAGGTGGAGGAGGCACGGGAGGTGGTGGAGGAGGCACGGGTGGTGGCGGTGGGGGAGGAGGTGGCGGAGGAGCAGGAGCAGCAGGAGTAATTGCCGAAGATGCAGCGCTTAGCGGAGAACTTTCACCATAGTTTGTAGTTGCAAAAACAGTAAAGGTGTATGAAACGCCGTTTGTTAAACCAGTAATGCTTAATGGAGAATCTCCCTCAAATGTAGCTCCACCAGGGGTTGCTGTTGTTGTGTAAAAAACTAAATCTTTACCTATATATGTAGATGCAGTAAAAGTTACAACAGTTGATGCGTTCTGACCGTTGGTTGCAGAAGGCGTTCCTGGTGTTGATGGGACATCCCCACCACCCCCAACAGCGCCAAGAAGAGGCATTAGGCTGCTAAGTCTCCAATGGCAATCCAAGTATTGGTTGCTCGTTTAATTAAAGTAGCACCAGAATATTGTGCTCTTAACTTAAGACCTGGTGTTCCGTTAATGGTAACTCCTGAAGTTGCTGTAATTGTTGTTTGTCCAGCACCCGTTTGAAGAACAGTAATCTGTGTTCCAACAGGGAAGGCAACAGTAGCGTTCAATGGTACAGTCAAAGCATTTGCTGTAGCGAATGAAACCTCAACAATTTTTCCGTCATCTAAAAGTACTAATGTATACGAAGCTACTTGAGCGTTTGTAGCTAAATGGTATACAACATTACCAGTAGTGTTTAATGATGTTCCTGTTGCTACACCAATATCTGGTGTAGTGAGCGCTAACGATGCAGCGAGTTTTGCCGTTGTTACTGAAGCAGCAGCAATACTTGCTGTTCCAATTGCCCCTGCGTCAAAACCTGTTCCAGCGGCAAGGTTGTTAACAAAAGTTTCAATTGCAGCGTTGTTTGCGTTATGCTCTGAAGCAACAATTGGTGCTCCATTAGCGAATGTAAACGGAATAGTTATTGTTGCCATGATGTATACCTCATTTTAATATTATGTTCCACGAATTTTTCTCCTTTTAAATTTGTAAGCGATACTGTTTAAACCCCATTTTCTTCCAGGATATATTGTATCATCTGTATTATCATCGGGACCCTCAAATTGCAATTGTATTGCGTACCCTTTTCCAAGAGGGGCAATACCTTTTCTTTTGATTTGTGATCCTATTGTACTAACGCCATAAACAGCAGTACCGTAAACACCACCAGCGCCCGAAGTTGAGTATGTTGCACCAGATACAATCGGATTTAAAGTGATTACTCTAGTTCCACCAGATTGATTGGTCTCATCATAATTCTTGTATGTTTTTAAACGAATAGCTGTTGCTGAATCAACTTCTTTTAATACAAAGTATGGGCGAATAAAAGTTTTAAGTTGTACATATCTATCGTCATCAAAAAACGGCGTTGTATAATATGATGCAAATTGACCAGTAAATGTAGCGGGTGCATCGTCTAGATCATTATCATAATCATCAACATACATAACATAAGCATAATCTTCATATGGGACAACCATTAAATAATAAGGGACATCATTTACATCACGCCATTCACAACCATTAACCAAACCGTATCCAGCAACAAACTCCTCGTCTGGAGATGCAATTAATGGATCAAAGTATGGAGCAGTTTGAAACATTGTATAAGCGCCTTGACCACCAATAGTTGGATCAAAAATCAAATTAACACTTGCATGTTCTGGCGGTGGTGCTACAGATGATGGATTGTATGGTAAAGAAACCCATAATCTATTTCTAATAAAAGTAAGTGTAATGTTTTCTAAAAAATCTGTATTAACTTCTCTTTCTGTAATAATTGGTCTAATTCTATCAAAAATATCCTGAATCCCATTTCTATTATAGAAATACAGTCCATTGGGGTAATCAAAGAAGAAAACGCCTCCAGCGCCCTCACAAGCTTGCTGAGGGTAATCTATACCCAGTTGCGTTGTCAACTCTACAAGCTGAAAACTGTCTGCATCGTAGCCCATCAAAAGATACATTGCTTTTGGTTTAAATATCAATAATTGACCATCAATTATCTGTATCCCCGTAATTCCCTCTCCGCCAGCAATAATATCAATATAGTCATCTTGGTACCAATTTGTTGGCAAAGATTCATGAGACCAACGCAATCTATTTGGGTACGCTGTACCATCTTCAAAAGTATTAGCTACAAACAATTTATTAGCATGAGCCCTTGCATGCTCTGCACGGGGCATATAACCGCCCGCTGGGATCTCATAAGGTTGCCATGTTGGTCCAGATGCAGTCAATTGTGTTGCATAGACATTTCCAATAGTCCAGCTATACATAAAGCTAGAGCCTTTTCCAACCGCCATATAAATAGTGTCTTCCCATTGAGTAATGGAAGCACCATTTGTTGATACTACTGGAACGGTATTAAAAGCATCAATTGAAAGAACAGTAAAATTACCACCAGTTGATTTACGAATTTTACCATTAGCAGCAGATGCATACCCAGTGGAAAGAATAATATGTGGACTTGCAGTGTCTTTATAATTAAATAAAGTTTTAGGATTCCAAGCTGTCCCTGAGTTAACAACGGCAGTTGTATGTTTTGTTTGATACCCTGCACGACTAAAGACTCCGCCTCTTGGATCAATTTCAACATTGATCATACCAGGAGATTCATTTTCAGCTAACTGAAACTGGTCAGCACGAAAGTTTAAACCTCCTGTAAAATCAAATACTTGTTTAAAACTGATCGTTGCCATTTAGTACATTCTACCTAATGGTGGACTCCCAGGTAATACTTGGATTCCAGCAAATGAACCAGACAAATAAGTACCAGTCAATTGTAAACCACCGCTTAGAATTATAGGCTGGTTATTATTAGGAGATGTTAAATTTGCTTTAGCAAGGGTTACACCAGTATCAAAATGCTTCATATAAACATTAGCCATTTCCGAATCTTCTTGGAACTGGAAGATGCGAGCAAGAGTAAAGTTAACGAGCATCATATGGAACTCATTATCAATATCTACATATTGAACACTTTCTGAGTTATTAGAATCTGTTAACCAACTATAATCTGGTTGACGATAACCCAAAATGTTTAAAGTATATACACCATTTGGTTTTGGATATAATCTAAGTGAGTTATTCCAAAGAGTCCAGTATGCTGGAATATTAGATTGGTCTGTTGTTCCATTCCAAATCTGTTGTGCTTTAAAGTTATCAAGATAAATTAACTCTAGTCCATACCCAGCAGTCTCATCTTCACCTTGAACTGACACAACATTGATTATTTCTCTAATGCTTGCTGTAGTTAAGTTTGCTTGTGGGGTTGTAATATACGGGGACCAGGTACTGACTAAAACAAAGTTACTGCCATAGTCACGAACATCTTCAAGAGTTTGAATTTGATAGGAAGTTTGGAACCAAGGGAGGCGGCTATCTAGAGCTACAATTCTCTGATAACCTTCTTTAATAAATTGCAACACCAAGTCTTGATTAATATCATCAACATCTGGGTTATATCCAATTTCTAATAGAGACAAAGATTCAATTAATTGAATTAAATAAAAAGAATTTAAACCAGTTGTTAGTGTTGTTGACGGGGCTGCCATTTATAATCTCCTATACCAATTATTCTACCGATTCTCCAAATGCTCTTTGTGCAAGCTTTGAAGCATCAAAAACTTCTCCTTCGGCAAGAGGAGAGACTTTATTAGCAAGCGCTCGTAAATGACCAATGCAAAGGCTTGTTCCTTGAGAAACTGGACCTTGACATATTTCACCTACTTTTGTAATAGCATTGCAAGTTTCATACTGCACAAAATATGGTCTACCGCTCGGAGGAGCTAATTCCATCCCTGGCATCATACCACCTGCAGGCATGATATTTGACAATTCAGTTCCTGATACTGATCCATACGGCTCAGTTCCAGCAAGCATTTGTGGTTTTGATACATGTTCTCTTTGAGCCATTATAATCCTCCGATTAAAATATCTTCTATATACTGTTTGTTTTGTTACCTATAATAAGCCTATAAATAGCCAATACGGGGAGAGTTACCCGAAGGATGGTAACTTTTAAACTCCCCGTACTAACCGATCTTTTGATTGTTAATTAACCGACTCTTACATACTCAACGCTTGAAAGGTAGCCTTTTGCTACCACTGAAGTGTTGTCTGCAATAATACGGGCAATAACATTACCTGAAGTTGAAGGCTGAATAAAGCCCTCAACGGTATGAATGTTACCTGCAGTTGCTGCAGTTGTAGTTGTTTGCGCTGCTGGCAAATCATATGCCGCACCGTTTGTAACTACTTCTGTCGCTGCACCAGTTGGTTGATTACCTACATAAGCCAAGAATGTTGGCGAAGCTGGACCACTGATTGAAACAGCATGACCATCAGTTGTTGCAGCACAAGTTGTCATTACCGTAAATTTAAAACGATAAGTATTTCCTGCTTTTGCATAAAAACTGAGACCAGTCAAGTCTGCATATGAAGTCGTTGAAGTGACATCTGCAGGCAGAACTACTCTGTTTGTATATTGAAAGGTTGATCCTACTTGGACATCACCTGTTACTGTTGTTGTTGCCATAATATTTATTTCTCCTTTGTAACCCATTGGTTACGGTAAACCCATCCCCAAAGGGCGGGGGGATATTGGATAACATCCCTATTTTTTTTATTTTAAAGTAAATGTTCAGGGCTTACCTTCAAGCCCCAAACAGTTACAATCCTTAATTAAGCTGTCTTTGCTGTGAGTTTTGCTTGACGCTTACGGTTGCTGCAAGTAAGTTCACCGAACGAAAGAATCAACGCATAACGAGCGTCAACGCCTGCAACGGTTCCCTTTTGGAACTCAGTGGTGTTAAACCAATGACCGTTCATACCAGTCAACTTGAGGTACTTGCTGTTCATGAAGAACATGTTGCCTGATGTACAAGAAACGTCAAACACAACTGGTGTTTGCTTAAACATCAAGTTCTGGAAACCAGAGTTGGCTTTCGTCACATCTTGGTAACGAACTTGTGCTGTCAACAATGATTCGTACTTCTCAAACAAAGTCTGAGTTGTAACAATCATATCTGGTACATCACTGCCCTTTGAAGCTGTGTTGTATGCTGTTGCCATTTGCAACTGAGTCAACGCAGTAGCGGTGTTCTCTTCGTATGAAGCCCACCATGAGTTAGTTGTTGGATCAATACCACCAACAGTGTTAGATGCATCAATGATGAATCCAAGACCTTGGAAGTCTTTTCCGCCGTTACCAACGCTGTTTGCGTACAACATGTCGTTCAAGGATTCCTTGATTGACTCTTCTGTTTGCATGATCTTTGCATTCAGCAATTTAATAATTGCCTCTGTTCCACGGTTCTGTGCTTCTTCAATACCGCTGATTGCAATAGAAGCAGCCATCTGCTTCCAGTTGTAATTAGCAGCTGAAATGCCTTCCTGTGGGGTAAGGTCAATTGCATCATAACCCGAGTACGATCCTGCTGTATCATTAGCTGCGTATACCAGCGGTTCTACAATTGAAGTACCGCCTTCTTCCATTACCACACGACCATTTGAATTCAAATGATCCAAAAGTACCGTTGCTGTGAAAATGTTGTCTACCAATGTTGGTCGGTAGTTTTGCAATGTCGTTGAGAGAATTGCATCAAAATTACTATTTCCTGCCATGTTATTTAATCTCCTATGATTAAGTTAGACACCATATATTTATATGGTGATATTTAGTTTATGCCTAGAGTTTTTTGCGCCGCCTCATAAGCCTCAAATACGGTTTTTGGTGGAGCAGATTTAGGTACTGAAGTTGCTTTAGAAGATGTTGTAGAGGAAACAAGATTTGCTTGCCCTCTCTTATTATCTAAACGAGCTTGCTCATCGGCTAATTTCTTATTAGCTTCTGTTGCTTTGGAGTAAATTTTATCAAAAGCGATTTGTTTAAAAACTGCTTCTAAATCTGTTGCCCCTGTAGCAAGCGCCTTAGATACAACTTCATCTGCATCAAAGTCATCACCATATTTGCCCGTTAAAGAATCAATTGTTTTTGTTAGCTCATCCACAGCCCTTTGATTTTCAAAGGTTGTAAGTCGCTTCTCTAAAGCCTTTAATTGAACAGTTGCTGGGTCTTGCCATACATCTTCTTCAATTTCTTGTTGAGGAGTGTCAAGACCTAGTTGTTGTTGCAATAGCCTTATAGTTTCTGCTGGGTTGTTTTGCAAACCATCTTGCAAAGCTGCAGCATACTGCAATTGCTTCTTTTGTTCACTGATTTCCTGTGTCTTACGGGTATAATCCGCTTGACGCTGGTAGCCAGCTAGAGCCTCCTTCAAAGGAACTGTTACTTCCTGACCATCTACTTGGAGTTTAACGAACTTGTCGCCTACCTCTGCAAAGTCAAAAATATCTAATTCTTCTTGTGGAGTTTCTACTTGCACTTCTGCCGTATCTATAGCTTGTCCGTCTTGGGGGCTACTCGTGTCGTCAATAGCACTAGCGTTAATATCATTTATGTCTGTCATGGAGTCCTGCCTTCTGTGGTTATTCCGTAGAAACTATTGTTTCCTCTTATTAGCTTATTTCATTACATTACTGGTGGTTGCGCCTGTTGTGCCAACAATTGTTGTAACACTTCAGGTGGTAAACTTGCCAATAAACTTTCTAAATCCCCGCCAGCTTGTGGGTTAGGGACTGGCTGTTGATCCATTGGTGGTTGACCACCTTGCATCATTGCCATTAATTCTGGAGGCATCCCCTGATCAGCACCTTGCGGCAAGCCTGGGGGCATTTGATCTTGTGGAGCTTGTGG